TGTTCAGATCGTAATAGTTTGAACTGATGGTGGTTTGTATACCACTAAGGTAGTCTTTTAGTGAGGTAAAAACATGTTGGAGGGTGCGTGCATCTGCGGAACGTAGTTGTTCCAGCAGTGGTGCGGTCCATCCTTGAAGGGGTGGATTATCTCTTGGTGTTTCTATAGCCATTATTTATTTAGTGTTTAATGATGTAGTTAAGGGCGTAGAATGGTTGCATGTTGTTATGGGCAGAACCGCTACCTGCTGTACTAGAGACACCAGAATATGCAGGTATGAAGAAGTTGTGTCGGTGAGCAATGTTTTGTGCTTCTGTATATGCAGCAGTGTTTACATATCCATAATCAACAGATGTGTCTGCAGCATTGGCAAGAGTGCCAGAACCCACTACTGAGGCTTGATATGCGTGAGCATGGTTATGTGATTCTGTACCAGTATTAATACCTAAACCATCTGCTGGTGTATGGTCGTGGCTTATTGAATGGTTATGCGCAGCAAGTTCAGCCGCACTTAAAGTATGTGTTTCAGAACCACCAGTTGCATTAATAGTACGAGCAGTTAAACCAGTACCAGTACCAGTACCAATAATAGTACGCCCACGCAAGTCAGGAACAGTAGCACCAACAACTGCTGCTAAAGCAGTATATGTACTAGTGCTTTGACCATTACAAAGAAGCCAACCAGAAGGAGGAGTGGCACTACCAAAAGCAGCAATAGTACCAACAGGAACAAGGAAAGCTTGGACCGCTGCAGCAAGATCAGCCAAAACAACAGCACCATCAGCAATTTTAGCTGTAGTAATAGCACCATCAGCAATCTTACCTGTAGTAACAGCCAAGTTAGCAATAGCAGCTGTGTTCGCCTGAACAGAACCATCAACCTGCACAACACTTGATTCAGCAAAACTTTTCACTGAAGTAAAGTTTGCGTTAACTTCTGTAGCACTAGCTACCGTGTTGTTTGTAAACGAATAAGGAATGCTTAAACTAGCCATTATGCTTTAACCTTTCTAGGATTATATTTTAACGTGAAACTATTGACGCCCCACTTTTGTGCTGGAGAACCAACAAACTCTAACTGTACAGACTTAGCAAGTCCAATACTGCGACCATTAACAACCTGGGAACCAGGGTTTGCAGCACCCCAAGTAGCAGTACCCCACAAAGCGTAACCCCATAACATACCAGAACCAGAAGCAGGTATTTGTATAACATACTGTTTCATTTCACCATTTTCGGCTTCTTCGTAGTTGCCGTAAGCAACAACATTTAACTGTGAAGCAGTTGATGTTTGTTTAACAACAAGACTTGGGCGTCTGAACATTTTGTTTTGAGCATACGAACCAGCATCAAACCAGCGTGTACGGTAACGGCTGGTAAACTGGTTATCTGTTCCAGTAACGTTATCTAAAGCGTTATCGTAATTATCAACAGTTAAAGTATACGGTTGTGTCGGGTGAACAACAACATGTTTTGTTGCCCCATTTGTTTGTGTAAATGTCAAACCAGCCGAAACACCACATCCATCATAAGTGGAAAACATTAGCCAAGCACCAGACTTGTTAACAGTATTATCATACACAAAAGCGACGCTTGGTTTTGTTTCACTGGATGTTTCACTATAAGGAACGGAAACCCAAATACGACGGTTGATGTAATTAACATTAATAGCAGAAGTAGCAGCAGAGTTAACAAAACCACTTACGAGAGCTGGACGTATAGATTGAAACAAATCAACAATGCCATTACCATTGTACAACATCAAACCATCTGGGTGAGAATAAAAATAAACACCAGATTCTGTAGTAGCAACCGAACCAGGGTTTATAGCACCAACAGAACGTGAAACCTCAACAACTTGAAAAGTGTCTGAATCATAACCAAACACGGCAAACACTGCATCTTCTTTAAAAACAACAATATGACCAGAGAAAACAGCTAAAGCAGTAATACCAACAGAACCAGTGTTAATATCAATATAGTCATTTTCTGCCCAGTTACCAGGAAGGTTAGGGTGAGACCATCGTATACGGTTAGGATAGATAACACCATTCTCTACGGTGTTAGCAACAAAAATCTTTCCAGCATGAGTAACAGTGTGTTCGGCTCTAGGAAAAAACACAGCAGGCAACGTAGGGGAAGTATACGAGTTCTGAAACGTGGGACCAGAAGAAGTCAAAGCAGTTTTAGTGGTACCATCCCATTTGTACGACACGCTGCCAGAACCAGTAGTGATATAAAGATCTTCACCCCATGAAGCAAAAGAAGCACCAAAACGTGTAGTTACAGGAATAGCAAGACTTGTGTATGCAGAACAGTCAGTAGACCAAAAAACATCACCATTAGTTCCGCCACCATCAGGACTGTAACCAGTAGAAAGCATCAACCTATGGGTTGAAGCAAAAAACGAATACAAGCCAGTAGGGTTCCAGTTAGTCGGAGTAATAGCAGTAGTGTTAGTACGTCGCATAGCGCCACGGCTAAAAATACCACCACGAGGATCAATTTCTACGTTCAACATTTTAGGTGACTCGTTAGGAGCCAACTGAAACTGGTCAGCACGAAGATTTAACCCACCAGTGAAATCATCCTGACGAAGAACTCTAAGACCCGTCGCCATTATTGACCCAGCGTTCTACCAAGAGTCTGCAACCAGTAATGTTCAGAAGGACGGGCAGTACCTCGGGACATAACCATAGGACGATGACCAGACGCACGCATCATATCCTTACGGGCAAGAGAAACAGCTTCCTCAAATGACTGCTTGTATATGCCAGCCATTTCGTTATCTTCCTGGCGTTTGTAAGCCTGAGAAATAGCATAATAAGCGATAGCCATATGTAGACGCTCATCACAATCAACCTCTAAGGTTGTTGTGACAAAAGGAGCATAACTGGGTTTGCGATATCCACGGATAGTCAAAGCATACACAGTGTCGGGTTTAGGATACAATTTGATTGTTTCACCCCACTCGGAGAAAAACAAAGGACGACTAGGTGTGTCAAACGATCCATGCCACACGTTTTCTGCTTCGTCAAGAGAAATAAGAGACAATCTATTGCCACTAGTGCTGGTGTCTACAACAGATATAATTTCACGCATATCTCCAGAACCAATAGTGGAAATAGCATAGTCACGTTGGCTAGCAACTGTGTTTAAAGAGTAAGTTGTTTCAAGGAACGGCCAACGTCGTTCAAGGTTAATTACACGCTGAAACCCATCCTTTAGATACTGATACACCAACGCTGTAGGCAGGTCGGCAGAATCCAAATCTAGGATGTCATAAACAAAATCTTTAAGTTCAGCAGTTGTACTCATTCAACATCTTTCTTGGTGTTGGCACGTAAATGCCCGATACAATATTCGGTCCCTTTAGCTTTGGGACCTTCACAGGTGTCCTCGTTGGCAATGCAACGCTGACGACCAACATAGGGCATTCCACCAATTTGCAACTTTGAAGTAGCAGATTGGTTTACAGGAAGGCTACCATTTACGGGGGTGCCATACATGGCGTTAACAGTTTTAAAGGTCATACCCTAGAGGATTTGTTACTTGTATGCAAAAGGGTGGGCAACCCGAAGGTCACCCACCCAATCCGCAATCTAGTAACTAGGCTGTCTTTGCAGTCAGCTTAGCCTGCTTGGCACGGTTAGAAATAACCAAGTTACCGTAGCACATGATGAGCGCATAACGAGCGTCCATGTTCTCAGGACGAACAAAGTCAGTCTGTGAGAACCACTTGTCGGAGTGACCAACAAGCTTGATGTACTTAGAGTTCAAGAAGTACATAACACCAGAAGTACAAGCAACGTCGTACATAATTGGTGTAGCCTTGAACAGAAGGTTCTGGAATCCAGCATCCGCAGTCTTTGTATCAGCATAACGAAGGTTAGGCGTCAACAATGATTCGTACTTTTCAAACAATGTTTGAGTAGTAAGAACAACGTCAGGATGGTCACTACCAACAGAAGCACTGTTATAAGCAGTGGTCATGTTTGAAAGAGACAAAGCTTCAGCTGTGTTCTGCTCGTATGAACGCCAGTATTCGTTACCAGCAGTAGCTGAGTTAATACCACCAACGGTGTTACCAGACTCAACAAGGTTACCAAGACCGTTCCAAGACTTACCTGAGTTGGTTCCACCAGCTCCAAGAGTGTCTGTACCGTTACCAAAGAACATAGCGTTGAAACCTTCACGCATTGACTCTTCAGCCTGCATAATTTTAGCTTCAAGCAAGTTAATGATAGC